TATCAAAATGGTATTCCTACTTATTCTTATGCTAATGCTAGAAGCACTGGCGCTACTGCTGGAAGACTGGACATTATTGCTAAAGGTGCCAGGCAAGCTAATAAAAGGATTGACCTCTATATTATCATATCTGCTGAAAACACTGCTTGGGGTGCCAGCAATACTTTTACTGGGCCTGCTTTAGCAGCTGCAAAAAATCAAATTAACCCTTATTTATATATTGAGCAACAAGCCTATAACAACATCTATGGTAGTATGACTGCCTTTCAAAAGCAGTGGATTAACTTCAGGGGATTCGTGTGGTTTACCAAAAGATATTGTTATGCGGCAATACCTCCTAAATGATGAAACCAACTATGTACAACTCACACAACGACCCTGCGGTAGGTATTCTGGAATTTATAATTTGCTGGAGCATGTATGCTATCGGCAGTGTAATACACACTGTCCTTGATTGGGACTACGTGACTCAGTTTCTTCAGACTACTTCTTTTGTTATAGCCATAGCAGTGGGTATTGTAAACCTACTTAGAGCATTTGGATTTGATGTGAATCTCAGAAAGAGATTCAAAAACAAGAAATAACATGCCAGAAAGAGATATAAAATTCTGCATTCCAGCGCTTCAGGAAGTCTGGAATAAGGCTTCTAAGGAGTTTATGGATACTTATCCTAACCTTGCCAAGCCTATGCTTACCTGTACTTATAGATCCAATGAGGAGCAAGCTCAGCTTTATAACTATCCTTGGGATGGCATAGATAATAATAAGAATGGTAAGATAGATGAGCCTGGAGAAAAAGTCACTAATGCTAAGGCTGGACAGTCTTATCATAACCATTCTCCTGCCAGAGCCTTTGATGTAGGGTTTAAAAAAGCTAGCGGTGTTTTAGATTGGAACTTAGATCTGTTTCACAAGTTTGCAGCTATAGCTAAGAAATACCATCCTAATCTTGGTTGGGGTGGAGATTGGAAGAAATTCAAAGATTATCCTCATTTTGAAATCAAGCCTGGCCATGATGAAGTTCCAAACACCTAAACAGACTATTACAGATTTTTATAGCCGTAAGACTCAAGTATGGGCTTCTGTACTTGGAGATATGGCTCTTGTAATGATTCCTATTGTAACCAAGCTTATAGAGGATGCTCCTAACCTTACTGATGCTCAAAAGTATTGGTGGTCAGGTGTATGCACTATAACTGGTATTGCCGCCAAATTCATATTGAAACTCTTTAAAGAAAATGAAGTTACTGACTAAAATCATCTTAGGTACTGCATTGATTATCAGTATTTTAGGATGTAAAACAAAAGCTCCTCAAATTATCTATGTAAACAGGGATTCTATCATTACAGAAACTACTACTGTTTACAAAGACACTATCATTAAGATTCCTGGAGATACAGTCAGGTTTCAAATTCCTTGTGACAATGACACTGTGTTTATTGTCAAGAGTAAAGCTAGCACCAGCCTAGTTGCTGTAAACAAAGGTAAGGTTACTGTCCAAACTAACTGTGATGAGAAAGACTTGATTATCACTAAGTTACGTCAGCAACTTGACCATTATCAGCTTTCTGTAAGTGATTCCAGTAAGACTGAAATAGTGATTGTCAAGAAGGTTCCTGGAGTAATTAAGTTCTTTGCTATTGGATTCTGGATCCTGTTGGCTCTATTGGCAGGCTTGATTATGTTCAATAAAAACCTGTGGGTTGTCCTAGCAGGATCTGTGGTGTCTATTGTGAAGACAGTTACAAAGAAAAAGTAAGTTTTTCTTGCTTATTTAAAATATATTTATTATACTTACATCCCATAATATACCCTCTACTAACCCCGTAAGGTTTCAGAGGTCCAAAACTGACTGATGGGAAGGGCGTTCAAGAGACTGTTTTTTGATATAGAAACCAGTCCAAACCTAGTGTTTTCTTGGAATGTAGGGCATGAAGTGAGAATAGGACATGATAATATTGTCAAAGAAAGGGCAATTATCTGTATCTGTTACAAGTATGAAGGTAATGATAAAGTCTATCATCTGACTTGGAATAAAGGTGATGACAAAAAGATGTTGGAAAAGTTTGCCAAAGTCATCAATGAGGCTGATGAGGTAATTGGGCATAACTCTGACAACTTTGATATCAAGTGGGTCAGGACCAGATGTATATATCATGGGATCAATATGACTCATGATATCAAAAGCATTGATACTCTGAAAGCCAGCAGAGGCAAGTTCAGGTTTAATTCCAATAAGTTGGATTACCTGGGAAAGTATCTGGGGGTAGGAGAGAAAATGGAAACAGGCGGGTTTGACCTGTGGAAAGATATTGTTCTGAAAAACAGTAAGAAAGCCTTGACTAAGATGGTTGATTACTGCAAGCAAGATGTAGTTCTTCTTGAGAAAGTCTTTCAAAAACTGAATCCTTACATTCCTCATAAGACCAATTGCGCTGTGATGTTTGAGAGAGATTCTGCTACTTGCCCTGAATGCCTAAGCCAAAATACTGTAATCAATAAGCACAGGATAACTGCTGCAGGTATGAAATATATAACTCTGCAATGTAAAGATTGCGGAAAATACTTTTCTGTCTCTGAAACCAAATATGATAAAGCTTTGCAAGCTAAACATGAATGAAGCCAAACAGATTACAGAGAAACTCAAGAGGTCTTATAAGAGGAAAGAGATCCTTAAAAAAGACAAAAAGAGAGCTGAGCGAAAGATTGAATCACTTGGCAGAGAAGATCTTAAGAGAAGAGGAAAACATAGACACTCTAAGAAAAGAGAGATCACAATTAAATTTATCTGAAGACAATGACGCTGAATGAAATAGCATATGATATACTGTCTAACATAGAAGGTACTTCACGTATTTCTGATGATAGTGAACTTTCTGTTGACCAAGTGTATTTTAAAATACATACTACAAGAGCTATGCTTATTCGACAGGATCAAGCTAAAGGCAGATCATTGTCTGATAATGTATTACAAACTCTACCCTGTCTTGAGGTAATTGAAGTAAACGCTTCTGAGTGCTGTGGTATCACATCTCCTTGTGAACTTTACAGAACCAAGCTTGAACTTCCTAGGGCTATTGAGACCTACCAGAGGGATCTGATTGTCAGAGTAAGTGGTGTCGATATTACTGGGCCATCTTGGAATTATATCTCTCTGGCTCATATCCCTTGGGCAGGACTATCTAAATGGACTAAGGATTCTACAAAGTGGTTTACTAAAGGAGGTTATGTTTACATTATAAACCCTCCAGCAGTAAGTAAAATTTCAGTTTCAGGAGTATTTGAAAATCCTACTGATTTGGCTAGTTTTCCAAGTTGTTCAGGAACTCCTTGTTACAATAATGCTATTGATGAATATCCTCTAAGTGCTCATATGGTACCTGCTTTAAAACAAATGGTAATTGAAGATCTTATGAGAATGAGGTCAGCACCTGCTGATCTTTCAGGAGATGAATCTCCTAAAGTAGAGAATAAAATGAACCAATAATGTCAATTGATTTTGAGAAGTTTTGTGTAGGTAAGCGTGGAAAATCAAAAGTAATAACTGATTACGGGTTAAAAGATTTTTACAATTACTATCAAAAGACTGTAACTTTTGAAAGCTTCAGTTCAAAATACAGCCAGCCTAGCACAGGGCTGATAGTAAGCAAAGAGACTTACTATAAGATCATAAAAGAATATTTCAGTCTGATTGCAAATAAAATCATGACTGATCCTGATGGTGTAAGGATATCTCCAATGGGTATCCTTCAGGTGACTAAGAAAAGGATGGACTTCGAGAAGCTGTCCAATAAACCAGGGGGACTTAAAATAGATTACAAAACTTCCAAAGAGAAGGGAATGATAGTCTATTATTTGAATGAACATAGAAGCTATTGTGCTTACAGGTTCTATTGGCACAAACCTGCAGGCAACAAGATTACAAGGGCTTATGTATTCAAGCCTACTAGACAGAATAAAAGAGCTTTGGCCAAGAGTCTTATTAACAATTTAACTTTAGATTTTTTCGAGACATCATGATAGTTACCAAGCTTATAAGTTCTAAAGAGGCTGTAGAGAAATTTTATCTTGACACTAGATCTCAGAATTTCATCACTCCTGATGAAGCTAGGATTTGGACTGCCGAGATTTTTGATTTTTTGAAGTATCCTTTACAATATATTCCAAAAGTGATTGGACATAAGCAAGACCCAGCTTATGAGTTTACTGACTATAAAGTTCCACTTCCTTGCGACTTTAAAGCTTTCATTCCTGGAGGCATTGCAGTAAACGGTAACCCTGTAAGATGGAGATCCAACAGTTTCCACTATCTTATGGATGGTGACTGCTGTGATATGGAGAATCTCAATGGTCAGATCATGGACTTGTTTCAAGATCAGTTTGGCAATGAATTCTCACCTCAAAGTACTGTCAATCCTAATACTCCTGCAATCCTGCAGGATATCACTTTTGATGTTTATGATGAGTGTATCCAGTTTAATATCAAGGAAGGTAAAGTCTGTTTAGCTTATTACTCTTATCCCTTAGACAATGAGGGGTATGTCATGATTCCTGATGAGGCTAAATTCAAAAGAGCTGTTACAGACTATCTTACTTGGAAGCATGACTATATCCAATGGAGACAAGGAGCTTTACCAGAAGCAGTATATCGTGAGTCTGTAAACAATAAGAACTGGGCAATTGCCAGTGCTGCCAGTGAACTTAAGATTCCTGATGACTTTCAGATGGATAGTCTCAAGGATACTATGGTTAGGCTTATTCCTAAGATTAATGCTAGGACTCATTTCTATAAAACTCTTGGTGTACAAGAACAACGTAGATTCAGATAATGGAAAACATTAAGATGTTCAGTGGAGGTATGAATAAAGACCTGTCCAAAAGTGTATACAAGGACGGGTGTTATATCCATGCTGAAAATTTTACACTTATTACTGATGTAGGTCTTTCTACAGGATCTCTTAGAAATACCAATGGAAATGTTTTTTATGTGGATATCCCTGCATGTTCCAATGTAGTGGAAATCACTATTAGTAATTTTACTGTACCACTTAGCATTACTTTAGATATTGATGGGTATGTAGTTACTTATAGTAACATTACAACTCTTACTGCTTTAGGAATAGCTCTTCAAAATGATATCAATTTAAAGTTAGGATTTTACGGAATAGCTTATAATGATGATAGAGTAGTAATTTATAGTTTGCTATCAAACAATCTACTTGCTCACCAAACTATTTCGATAACTGGAACTTCTGCTCCTGCAGGACCTATACTTAATATAAATAACTCTTACGTACCTGCTCAAACTGCTTCTTCTAAAATTCTAGGGTGGGTCACAATAAGAGACGAGATTTTTTTATTTACTTCTTTAGAAGAACAAGACCCTGTAACTAATCCTATAAGTCAAATCTGGAAACTGACTTATGATAAATATACATTTAATCCAGTAATCAGTCTTCTTTATACTAATGCTTTAAATCTTACTCTTGCTCATCCTATTCCTAATCCCGGAGGAGGCGTGGGTAATTTTGAGACTCCAGCTTTAAAAAAGATTTATTGGACTGATAATTTCAATAAGCCAAGATATTGCAATACTGCGGATCCTAATCTTATGGCATTAAGTTTGGACCAGCTAGAAATGGTTCCTAAAATTGCTCATGGGATTTCTGCAGTAAAACAAATTCTTGGAAATGGTAATATTAAAACTGGTATTTATTATGTAAGTGCCAGACTTAAAAAGCTAGGAGGAGGAGCTTCAGATTTTTTAGTCCCTAGTCAAGGAATTCCTATTATCAATGAGCAAGAATCTGAGGTATTTGATAGATATGAAGCAAGAGATACTGGAATAGAAGTATCCAAATCTATTGAAGGAATTCTTTATAATCTTGATATTAATTACGATACTGTAGAACCTGTAATTATATACAGAAAAACTGGTAATTCTACTCCTGAAGTATATCTTCTTCCTCAAGAACCTATTCCTGCAAATGGTATAGTTACTTTTGTTTATAGTGGAGGAGAAATTACTGTTCCTATAACCATAGAAGAGCTACTTACCACTAATTTGAATTTTCTTACTGTCAAAACAATGACTTCCAAAAACAATATGATGTTTTTTGGAAATGTCAAGTATGGCGATTTTGATGTAAACTTTGATGCCAGAGCTTATAGGTTTACTGGAAAATTTTCTAATTTAGGTACATCAGGAAGACCTTCTAGAACAGCTTTATTTAAAACTGAATCTTATGTAATAGATGGTACTCTTCCATTGAGTTCACAATTCAATGCTATTCCTTCTAATGCAGATGTCATTCAAGACATTCACATGCAAGCTCCTAATACTGCAGAAAATTACCTTTACCAATCTGATGGAGTTACTTTTGGAGGGGAAGGTCCTAATGTAAAGTATGAGTTTGTGAAAATGTATACTTATGATGACACAAGTATCAATAGTTTTTTCAGAACTAAATTAGATGACACTACTAGTACTAGTGCTCCATATGGGTCTATAAAACAAAGTACAGTTACTATAGATTTTGACAGCGTTTTTGGTGGAACCAATTCTTATGACGAAGTCACTAATACTGCTGCTTATTATAATGCAAGTAGTCCGTATGCTCAATATGGACTAAAAGGATATCAAAGAGATGAAGTATATAGGTTTGGTATAGTATTCTATTCTCTTACTGGAGAACCTTCTTATGTAAATTGGATAGGTGATATAAGAATGCCTAAACCTTATATGCCAGATCCTAATAGCCCTAATCCTCTAAATAGAGATCTTCCATTTGCTCCTATAGCAAGTATGGATAGCAATGGAATCAATAACAATTATGATTATAGTAAAACAGTTGGCGGAGGATCTAACATAGGAACTGATAGAAAGTTCTATGGAAATAATCTTGGAATAAAATTTACAGTAGATGTTTCTAGTGTAAATACTCAAATTTCTGGATACTCTATTGTAAGGTCAGTAAGAACTGAAGAGGACAGAACTATTTTAGGACAAGGAATTGTAAGTCCAGTTAACTACCAAGGAGATACTGGACCTGGAAACAGTGTCAATTATGCTATTGCAGGAGGAAGTTATGGTAGTTGGGCAGCTGGAAAGCAACCTGGAGGAGGAAATAATTCTGGAATGAATAATTCTTGTATTACACTTGCTTCTCCTGAATTTTTATTTAAAACCCATCCTAGCTATTCTACAGGAGATGAGTTAGATATTGTTCAAACAAATGAAACTTTTTGGGGCGCTAATTGGATTCCTATCAGTGGAACTACAACCGCTGAAAAAAATATTAATGTACACTATTGTAATGATAGTGGTCAGATTTTAAAATATTATACTCCTTGGGGGTATAGCTGGGCTGCAAGACGTACTGGAAAACTTGTTGCTGGAAGTGAGTATGTTTTAGATAATGGTACTCCAATACCTTTTCAAGATTCTGTTGTAATACGACCTGGAGAAACTGCAGCACTTAGTTTCAATGGAACTATTCCTCAAAGCACAGTAAAAAACTCTTCTTTTCCTTATAATATACAGTATCCTTGTGAAGGGGATAATGATCGTTATATAAAAGATCAGCAAGGTGGAGGAGTTTATCCACGAAGTTATGGGGGAACTAAACTTTTATTAGGATTTGATTTTCCTGCAGGAAATAGATCTTTGGATCAAGTAGGACCTTTATCTACTGGTGCAGGGGGTCCTAATTGGAATGCAACATGTTTTGGCTATGATTTTATTACAAGTGTAAGTAATAAACTATTTACTGATAACCCTAATTGGTACATAGGTAATTACAGAAGACCTACTACAATTCAATATGGAGGAAATACTTATTCTGCAAGATCTTATAGTGAATATATTTCTACTAATCATGTTCAACTTGTAGATAGAACTACTACCTCAAACACCAGTATGGTATTTGGAGGAGACACTCTGATTACTCTATTTGACTATACTACTCATTTAAGAAACCCAAATATTTTTGGTAAAGAGATAAATAATACATCGGGACTTGGGACAAATTTCAATACTGAGTACGACGACACTTTTAATCAAATACTTCTTACTGCTGTTGAATGTTCTTTTCCTGTAGAGCTTAGAAAACAAAATGCCAGACCTGCTAACGTAGTTGATGATGGATATACATCTACGCCAAGATGTGCTCCTAACAAATCTGATATTTATGATGACTGGCCTAATTCTATTACTGGAGGTGGAGGTCCTAGCACTACTGCAGAATGGACTGAAGTATTTAATTATGACCAAGATTATGTCAATGAAAATAATATTCTGAAATTCTTTCCTAAACCTAGCCCTTATATCTTTCAAGACGTATTTGATGTAAGGACTCACAGGTCTCAGGTAAAATCCAATGGAGAACTTTCAGATTCTTGGACCATATTCAAGAGTGAAGATTACCTTGACCTTGATACTTACCAAGGACCTTTGAATAATCTTATCATTTTTAAAGACAGGTTAATGGGATTCCAAGATAGAGGAATTGCAACTTTATCTGTAAATGAAAGATCCGTTACTCAAGATTCTTCAGGTTCTGATATCATATTAGGATCTGGTGGAGTTCTTTCCAGATATGACTACTATTCAAAAGTAATAGGTTCTAGACATCAGTTCAGTTTTACAACCAGTAATGATGCTATTTTCTGGTTTGACATGAACACCAAAAATGCTTATAAGATGCAGGGAGGAGAACAAGCCAATCCTCCTGTAGCCATTACTGTAGCAAAAGGTATGAGTAGTTATTTGAATAGTAACCTTAATGGTATCATTCAAATCTCTGATAATCCTTATAAACATAAAGGAATCACAGCTACTTATGACTTCAGATACAACGAAGCCATAATGACTTTCAGAGACAAACTTCCTGATTTCAATATTGACCTTCCTACATACCAACCTACTTCTTTGGTTTATATAGGTTACAATCCTTCTACTGGAATCTACGATTTTAGTATTCCTATTCTTACAGGTACTAACTGGTTAGGGACAGCTACAGAAATTGTGCTTTCTGTAAAAAATAATTCCACTAATTATGTGGCTTATGTACAGCCTCCATCTGCTGGAGCTGATATAAGTTTATCATTTAGTGAGTCTGTATCTTTCAATGTTACAGACCTGATTACAATCTATAGACTTATTCCAAATGCATTTACTTTAGGATATAATGACTTTATAGATGCTTATACAAGTTTCTATAGTTATACTCCAGCAGTATATGTGAATGATTCTGTAAGCATATTCACTCCTGATGGTAACCTTACCAATCTTTATAGACATGATGTAGGCCCACATGGAGAGTACTATGGAAATGTCTATCCAAGTAAAGTAAGCATACTTGTAAATGAATCTCCTACCGAAACTAAAGTATTTGATAACTATGAGATAGTTTCTGAATCTATAGATATCACTGGAGCCAATATAGTAGATGATATATTTGCCAGCATCAGAATTTACAATGATTATCAGAATACTGATTTTCAGTCTCTTCCTATTGATGGCTCTAAAGTCATTGCTAAAAGAAAAGAGCGTACTTGGAACTTAAGTAATCTCAGGAACAGAGTATTGTATTACGATTACAACTTACCTGCAGTTCCTGTACCTTCTCCTAATATATTTGACCCTGTATATTTATCTACTACAGACCCTACTATTTTAGGGGATAAAGTTTTTGGAGAGCGTTTAAGAGATAAATATATTATTGTTGATCTTGAGTATGATAACATAAACAACTACAATTTTATCTTTCATACTTTCAAGACTCACTTTAGAAAATCTGCAAGATAATGCCACAGCTTCCTATTCCTTTTGTAGCAATTCCTGGTGAAGATTACTTTGGTAAAGTTCCAAGATGGCTTAATCCTTTAGATGAAAGAAATTCTAGAAATCTTAAATTTCAAGAAAGACTTATCAATGAAGGATTTGTAGGTCCTTTTAGTCCTGAATTCATTCAAGATAAACGTCTTGAATTTATAGAGCAAGATGCCGAATTGCGAAGAGAAGCTTCTAAAGATTTTAGAATAAACGATCCTAGAAAAATAAGAGCTACTACTGGACAACCTATGAGACCTGGCTCAGACTATGTAAGTGGAAATTACAACTCTGAGGTCATGAAAAATATCATAGGATATGCAAAAAAACATAATATAGATCCTTATACTGCTCTTGCTATAGGACTAGCAGAAACAAATTTTGGAGCATCTGATCCAAATGTAGGACACGTACTTCATTCTGGTCCAGGAGTTGCTAAAGATACTCCCCCTGAAGAAGAATTGGTACTTACATTTCTTGATAAGCTAAAATATGCAAAAAGACTTGGAAAGAAAACTCCAGAGTCTGTTGTCCAAGCTTATCAAGGTTACGGTAAAATATATCCAACTACTGAACAAGATTATCATGGATTTAAAATGAAATCCATTTTTGGAGTTCCAATTCCTCCAGGTGGTCTTGATATGTCTCAAACAAATCTATATGGAAAAAACATATTGGATTTGCGGGACAATGTACTTAAACAGAATCCTAGTGTTGTAGATCTTGTAAACACTACAGAAAAAATACCTTTAGAGTTTCCTTTACCTACATCTAAAAAATCTCGCTCAAATCCTGTTCCTAAATTTAAAATAGTAGATAATACAGAATTTGGACAAGGAGGTTGGGTATATCCTGCTAACACCGCTTACCCTGAATATGGTAGAGGGGGTAGACTTACTAAGAAAGGTAAGAAGAGAAGAAAGTACGGCCCTAGACCTGATTATATGAATCAGAATCCTAGTGGTATGACTACTGGCCCTATTACTCAAAGATCTATTGGTAATACTCCTGGTGGTGGTTATATGTCTTTTGGTGAAGGCGGTAATACTGCTTATGAATCTTGGTATAGATATAATACTCCAGAAGGTAGAGAAGGTATTCCAGATTCTTATTCTAGTTATGATTACCAAAGATATTATAATGATGCTGTAAGAGGGTTAAATCCTATGGGATTTGATGAAGGCTCTCAGCACTTTCCTGATACTTACAAATATCCTTGGCATCCTAGTTTTTCTGATGAGTCTATTTACTACACTAATCAGAAAGAAACTCCAGCATTATCTTACAATACTAAAGCTGATTGGAAAGAGTATCTAAGGTCTAAAAAAGCTGATGGAGGTCCTGTATGGGAAATCATAGATGATAGACCTATGGCTAAAAACGGCTTATTTACAGGAATGCCTCCTGCAGATTTGGGTATTGATATGGGTACTCAAAGAGTTGATGTTAATAAAGATTTAAAAATTTACCAGACAGTAGCTGATAAACTACAAGCAGAAGAGGTTCAAAAAGATATAAATATTGTAGATGCTACAGATTTAATTGATCGTGGAAAGGTAGAAGAAGCTTTTAGAACTAAATATGGTACTAGTTCTCATAAAATGAAATATGATACTAGACCTAGTTATAGAGCTGAAGTAGATAAACATAACAGAGAATGGAAAGGAGATAGAATAGATTACCCAAGTACTGATATGAGAAGTCAATCTTATATGGGTAATCCTAATTTAAGTTATATGGTTCCTGAAGGATTAACAGGTCCTGCTAGAGCTGCATATGAGCATTCTCAAATGGGAGTAATAGGTATGGGAGTACCTATTCCAGGGTTACAAGCTCTTGGTGAACTCCCTTCTGTATTTAGTTTAGCTGGTAAAGGAGTTAAGGCTGCTAAACAAACTTTAGGTATAACAAAAACTCTTACACCTGCAGAAGAAGCTGCTAAAGTAATAAGTGCATTACCTTCTCACCAACAACAACTTATAAGACAAGCTCAAGATTTAAATATATTACCTATAGATTTTAATCCTAAATCTTTGGATCTTTTATTTGATCCTTCTCTTCGCAGCAGTCAAAAATTACTAGAAAATAGAATACGTCAGGGAATTGAAAATCAACTTACTGCAGTAAGATCTGTAACACCGCCAGCGTCTACTCTTGGAGTAGCTAAAACATCTGCAGGAAGATTTAGAGAATTAGACCCAAGAGATGTTCAAGCTATGAAAGATGCTGGAGTTTGGGGAAATCCTTTACAAGAAGCTCTTTATGCTAGTACTCATGTACCTCATAGTAATTATGGGATGAGAATAGGAACTGAAGCTTTATCACCAAAATATGGAAGTCTTTATCACTATAGAGGCATGCCAATAGATGAACTTGGAAAAATAGATTATCAGTATGGACCTTACACTGTAAAAGCAAGGATTCCTTTTGAATATAGAGGCGAGGCTCCGCAATGGTTAGAAGATTTTAAAAATATATCTGTTGGAAGTTTAGAAAACTCAGGAAGCCAATTAAAACCAGGACAACATGCTGCTTTTGGACCTATAGATTTTAAATCTTCTGTAGAAGGTGTTTCTATTGGATATCCAGGGCAACAAGTTTTACAACCTATTTCTGTAAGTTATAATCCTACTTATGTAGCAGAAGCTGCAAAAGTAAAAGCAGAAATAATGGAGTTACAGTCTTTATATGGTAAACCAAGTGAATTACTAGAATGGGCAAGTTCTATAAAAAGTAAAGAAGTAGGGAGACCTATGAAAGTTACTGATTTAGGTGAAGCTAAAAATTATTTAAATGCCACTATAAATGATGCAGTAATGAATAGATATAAGTTTATTACTCCGTTTAGTGAAAAAACTTATAAAGTAGGAGATCCTCTTCCTGAACTTAGTTCTTTATCTCAAGCTAAAGAAGAAATGCGCTTAATAGGGTCTCCTGCAAAAAAAGATGCTAGTACTATTACTTTTGGCGATCCTATTAATACTCCTTCTACAAGTACAGGTTTAAGACTAGAAAAAGGTCTTTCAACTAGAACTAGATCAAAAAAATCACCAATTTGGACAGGTCAAGAAGATGTAAGTGAAACATTAGAATATGTAATTCCAGGAAGGTATAGCAGAGAATCTGCATTAGGATTTCAAAAAACTTTAGCTAGAGTTAATTCTAAAATTGATCCTGAGCAACGTATTGAATTAAAAAGTCATACTTTGCCTAACGGAGAACATGCTTATTATTTTTCTGCTTATATGAAAGATCCAATAGAAGCTGGTAAGGCTTTTAAAAGATTGGAGAAAGAAATTCCTAAAGGATCTTTTATAATGGAACCTCCTACTGGAAGTTTAAGTATGGATTCTTGGAATTCTTTAATAAGAAGAACTAGAAATCGTGATAAATTTCAAGTTTATCCTGCTCAACATGTTCCTTTAAATTCTGCAGCTGTTCATTTTAAATTACCTAATCAAGCAAAAGCTTTTGAAAATAACAATATTCTTTTGTTTAATAATCAAAATGATGCTAAGGAAGCTGTGCAATTTTTGAATTCTAAAATGCCCTCTAATTTAAAAGCAGTAAAAGCAAGGACAGTATTTAATGAAAATTTAAACGGCTTCATGATTGAAGTACCTAATTTTAAACTTGAAAAACTTTATAAAAAAGGTGGTCAAGTATCTAGACCTATGTATGCTGAAGGAGGATCTACAGGATTAAATAACATGCCTGTATATAAAGTTTGGGAATCTGTTACAAATACACCTTGGAATCAAGCTAAAGCTTCCAATCTTACTACAGGTACTGCTGAAAGTAATTTAGCTTTAAGAAAGAGATTGCTTGCAGGAGAATTCAATGATTATGCTTCAGCACCTGCTCCTACTAATTTTCCATCTCCTGTTCAACTAGATGCTGCAGCTCAAGCTTCTGCACCTAAAGATTTCAACGAAGCTTTTAAAATTGCCAGAGAAAGATTAGGACCTAATCAAATCTTTGAATATCAAGGTAGGAAATATGGAACTAATCTGGCTGGAGAAAAATTCAATCCATCTCAAGATACTTTGACTGCTGCAGGATTGAATACTCCTAAAACTAAATCAAGATTAGAACAGCAGAATAAAATGGTAGGATCTGTTTATTCTGATAAAGTCACTGTCAAACTTGAGCCTGAATATCAAGAGTGGGAAAAAGTAAAAAAGAGACAGGATGAGATCAATAAAATGGATCAAGCTGAAATCATTAGAAATTATCATAAAGGTTCCAATGACCAATATTTGATTTTGGACAAAAGTAAAGGTAAGATCCATTTGTACCAAGGTGACAAAGCAATAGCTTCTTATAATGTTGGTACTGGTATGAATGTAGGAGATGAGCAAACTTATACAGTTGTAAAAGATAATAAGGTTCTTTGGGAAAAGGGTAACAGAATGACTGGAGCTGGAGTATATACAGTAGCTGGGGCAAGTGCTGCAGACCCTCATTATTCAAATGCTCCTACTTGGAATTTTAAGAATGAAAAAGGTATCAGTGTGCCTATGGCTATGCATAGCAGCTTTGGAGATAGGACTGCTAAAATTAGAGACACTGATCCTGCTAATAATAGATTGTCTAATGGCTGCATCAACGGATTATGCTATGATCTAAAACAGTTGTACAAACAAGGTTATAATGAGGGGGATAAACTTTATGTACTGCCTGATGATCCTAATAACAAGTTTCAAATCTCTAATGGTAAACTTATATTCAAATCTCAAAATCCTAAAGTCAATAAGACTGAAGCTACTTTGAATTATAAACCTATTAAAGTAAACTTCAATGAAAAATCATTTATGCAGAATGTTTTTCAATTTTATGATTTTGATGATGAGAATGAACTTCATCGAACCACTCTTCCGTTTATAAAATCTTTAGAATCAAATAAGCAGAAAGTAATGAAGGCTGCTAAGATTAACGGAGATATATATAACGAGTTAGCTAAAATGGCTTTTGGTATTTATGGAACTGAGTCTAATTTTGGAGATACCCACACTCCAATTGTAAATGCTACAAAAGCTCTAAATAAACTTGCAAGTAAAAGTCTTAAGTCTTTAGGAATTAATTATGACGCAAGCTCTCCTGATTACGATAGCAAGTATACTACTTATTCTAGAGATGGGAATTATGAAAGTGTTGGACTTACCCAACTTAAATGGGGTTATCTGAATGCTACAGAGAAAAAAGCTCTTAGTGAATTAGGAATTACTTCTAACAAAGATTTCTTAGATCCTGAAAAAGCAGCTATGGGTACTGTAGCTGTTTTAGCAATTAGATACAATGAGCAGCTTACTGGTGAGCAAAAGAAAGATCTTTGGAAAAATCTTCCTGCTAAATGGAATTCCAGAGGCAATTACCCAACTAGAGTTTGGAATAACTCTAGATACATAAATATCTTACAAGAAGATGCTAACAGTGGGAAAAGTGCAAGTAAAACTGTGACTGTGCCCAAAACAAATTACAGAACAACTAGCACTTGGCAACTAATAGATTAATAAAATGAAATTAAAAGGTCCTAAAGGAGAATTAATTACTGTACCTGATGGTATGGAAGCTGCTGCTTTTGAAGCTCAAGCTAATGGTAAACTTGCTGAGTTTGCTGAAAGTTTGCAAGAGCGTTCTATAAATAAAAAAGGTGGTATGCTTAAACGCAAAGATGGCTCTTATTCTAGAAGAGGTCTTTGGGATAATATCAGAGCTAATAGAGGTTCTGGTAGAAAGCCTACTAAAGAGATGCTTAGGCAGGAAAAGAAAATTAGAGCTAAACAAGGTGATGGTGGAGAAACAGATGGAGAATATCCTGTAAGAAGTACCATGACTCAAATGTCATCTCAGCAAAATGGTAATTTTAACAATTTTGCAGAAAATTATACCGCTACTCCAGACATGATGTCTTACCAAAGACAAAGTGGTCCAGCATTTACTGGTTTTTATGGTACTCCAGAAAGATCTGAAATTCAAAGCAGTGGACCTGCGGGAGAATCTGTAAGAGTTTTAAATCTTTCAAAGCCAGAGGATTATCTTATGAATCAAGCTCTTGCTAATAGAGTAAATGTAAGAGCTGGTAAGAAACATGGTGGTTACACTATGGGTAACATGAATTTTGATGGTACCATTAATACTCCTTTTAAAAGAAGAGGAATGTATTATGCAGGAGGTTGGACTTCTGATCAAAATGATGGAACTTTTACTCAGGATGATTTAAACTACATGAATAAATATGGGACAGCTTATGAGGCTGATACTCCTATTTATAATTGGGCAGGTCCTTCAAAACCAAGAAATAAAACTAATTTTTGGAGAGGGTTAGGCTCAACACTTTATGGAATTCTTGAAGGAGCTGTAGATACTTTTACTTTTGGAGCCACAGATCCTATTACAGATCTTGGTTACAAAGCTTTAACAGATATTGCTGATAATAAAACTAGTGCTGAACAACAAAGAAAATTAGATGCTGTCAGAGGTGTAGGAACTGCAACTGGAGCTGTGGGAGCCAGTATTATTAACCCAACTGCTATACCTGCTGGTATTGCTTCAGCATCTAAAGGAACAGGACAAGCTATTCAAAATTTTGCAGCTCCTGATAATAAAACAGCTCAAATTATAGGAACAGCTTTACCTATTGCAGGATCTGTTGTAGGAACGGCATATGGCGCTGGAGCTTTTAATGCAGCTGCTCCATCTACAATTCCTACTCAAGGAACTGCAGAAGTTACTGGATTGACTGCAGCATCTCCAGCAGCTTCTAATACTTGGATGCAAAGTGCTGCTAATATTCCTACTGCTCCTAGTACAACTGTTCCTACTTATACAATGTCTGCGCCCTCTGCTCCCGCAGTTACACCTACATTTGGAGCAGGAATGGGTAATATTCCTATTTATACTCCTAGTCCAGTTGATACTCCTAGACAACCTAGCAAAGAAGTACAACAGTTTACTACAAATTTAAATAAATACACTAAATATTCTCCTTATCTTTCACAAGGTATTAGACTTACTCAAGATATTAGTGAGGGAGATTTTAACCCCGCTCAAATTGCAGGCACTGCTGCAAATATAGGACTTGGTTTGTATAACCAAGGTTCTAATGTAAGAGAAAACACTTTCCAGGCTAGCTCCAGATATGGACCTAGGACATCTTCTTTAAAAAGAAATACTATGCCAAATGTAAATATTTATGCAAATCCAGGTTCTGGACTTCAATCTCAGCTTAATAGAATGGGCGGCTATGTAAAAATGGCTGATGGAGGACAAGCTGGTTTAGTGCCTATTAATGTTGAAGGTGCTAACTTTAGTGAAGGTTCAGGACCTAATGCTAAAAAAGGTGAGTTGCTTGTTATTAATGGCAAGATCATCAAGAACTATGTTGGCAGACCTCCACATCCTTCTGAAGGTCAGAATCCTCTTGGTAATGATGATGCTCCTGAAGGACTTATTGTGATTCCTAAAAACAGAACTAAAGAATACCTAGAAGCAGGTTTGATTAAAAGAAAACAAATTGAGAGAAGTCTTGTCTCTCAGCAACAAGATAGAGAAATGAAAAAATCTAGAAAAATGGGAGATGGTGGATACTACTCCTTTGGAATGGGTGACCAAGGTATGGCCTATGGTGGAATGACTGGTAACCAAGTAGGAGGAGTATATGCTTCTGGAGGAATGCCTATGGGTAACCAAGATAGAATAAATCTTGAAAGTCTAGATTCAATGATGACTTATAAAAAAGGCGGCTGGATTCAAAAAGCCACTAAGTCTATTAAGAGACGTGGTACTGAAGGTGTATGTACTGGATCTAAGTTTGGTTCTAGTTCTTGCCCTCCTGGTTCTCGTAGATACAATCTGGCTAAGACATTTAAAGCTATGGCTAAAAATGGTATGATTACCAGTATGTCTGGAAGAAAAAGATATGATGTAAATTCAGTGGTTAATTATACTCCTTTGACTCCTGAAGAAGAAGCTATTCAAAGTAGTATTACATATGATAGATATGGAAAAGAACAAGAAATGCCTTTCTTTGTGAATTCTATGTTAGAAAGAAGTTTTGGGCTTGGTGCAGGTCCTCGTGCTGAAGTATACTTACCAGGAAAATATTATCCAAGTGGTTATGATCTAAACTCTGAAATAACTCCAGGATACTTAGAACCTTCATACTATGCTAATACTACAAATCCTAAATTACGTGGAGACTATTTTGATTACTCTGGAGATCAGAAATTATCAGATCTTAATTTAGTAGGAAAATTAGATAAACAAAATTTTTCTATAAATCCTAATTCCCCTGGTAATATTTATAATGCATGGATGAGTAGAATTACTTCTCCAAATTTAATGCAAGAGCCTCGAAGAGAAGATGAATCTTTAGCAGATTTTTCTGCTAGAACTAGACCTTCAGATCCTAAAGTGGCTAGCATATTAAGTCGTATGCCTACTCCAACTTTACCTAAGTTTGAAAAATACACACCTCCAACAGCTAGACGTTATTTTGGATTACAAGGTTCTAGTGCTGATGATTTTTTAGCTTCTTATGCTCCTGGATATAGTCCTGAATATAGAATAACTGAAAATACTTCATCAGGATATCCTACAATTTCTCAATCTGGTACATATAATGCAGCTACAAGAGAACCATCTAGCCCAGATGAACGCTATGATGCTAGAGGAGATTATTATGATCAATCTACTGGAACTGTTTTACCTAGTAGTGTTAATACTGATATTCCTACAATAGAACTTGATCTATCTGAAAAATCTGGAACTCCTTCTAGTAAATCTAATTTAAATTTAATGCAGAGAGTAAAGAAGGGCATGAGTAGAATAATTAATGGAGTAGAACATGATTGTTCTTCAGGCATTTGTAGACCTATTAGAACTGCTAGAAATCTTGGTATGGGTTTAGGAGCAATAGAAGCTCTTACTTCTGCATTTACTCCAGTATCTGAGCTTTCATGGGATCCTATGACTGTAGCAGCTCCTAATTTAGTAGATTATACTGAAGCTAAAAGAGCTGTTAAAGATCAGGCTCTTGCACGTATTTATGCAGCAAAGCAAGCAAATCCTACAAATCTTAGAAGATTCTTGTCTGCAACAGACCTAGATGAGAGCAGAGCAATATCTGAAGTCAGTGAGAGAGAAAAGAATTATAGATCTCAACAGCTTGATCAATTTGAAGCAAATAAGAGAGCAGCTTTGCAGTATAATAACCAGATGGGAGTAACAGCTCAAGACTATAAAGATAGAGGAGAAGCTAATAAAATGGAGGGTATTTTCAAAGGACTTTATACAGCAGCAGGTGCCCAAAATCAGTATGTAAACAATTTAGCTATGAAACGCTATTTGGATAATATGAGCAATACTTATACAGGAAAAAGCAGTTTACCTGGTACTATTATTACTGATAAGACTCAGCAAAAAACTGCTCCTACTTTTATGACTGAAGAGCAGTTAAACAGGCCTCTATTTGATCCAACAGAAGGAGGAATTGCAGCTTGGAGAAAATCACGTTATAGAAGATAATTATTTAATTAATTTTTATTACATTTACAAATCATGAATATCAACCCCTATACTAAATGGCCTGACTTAAAATTAGAGCCACTTGATTTTGATTTTCTTCTTAAAGCGCAAGCTTACCAAGACCAAAAAGCAGATGCTGCTTCTAAGACTCTTGATGAGGCTGCAGGATTATTGGCTGCTCTTAATCCAGCCCCTGGAAATGAAAAGTGGGCTTCAGATATCAGTACTCAATATAACCAAGCTTTTGAAAAGGTAACTAATGATTTGGGTAAGGTTCCTATCCAACAAACCATTTCAGATGCTAGGAGGATCAAAGCTCACTTTTTAAGTAATACCGATGTTAAGACTATTCTTAATAATAAAGAGTATTATGATAAGATCCTAGCTCCTTATATGGCTAACAAAGAAGCTCAGCTGAATGTGCCTGGAGGAACTATGGCAGGTTATTTAGAACCATTGCCTGGAGGAGGTTATAACTTCAAACAAAACAAAACTGCTTATGCAGGTAGTTTGAGCTATCAACCTTATGCAGATTTCAACACTAGATATTTTAATCAACTTAAAGAAGTTGTAGCTACAGTTATTCCAAAAGATAGGAATGGTAATCAAGTTCAGACTACAACAGATGAGTACGGCAATAAATATTGGATTGATTCAAAAGGTGTAAAAACCTATGTCAAAGATGCCGCTACATTTAAAAATGCTATTGACGGTTTAAGTAATACCATTCTTCAGCAAAGAGCTCCAGAAGATAGATGGTATAGAGCAGATCTTGAGTTTAGAGGTCAAAAAGATAGGTTTAATAAAGATGATATTTCTAAAGTACTGCTTGAACTTTCTAAACCTCTTTGGGGCAGAGAAGAAAAAGGAGATACTCAGATTCATCAAATTAATGAAAGAGCTGCAGCAGATGGTGGTTCAGGAACTCCTTCATCTGTAGGTGCTGGAGTGCCTTTTATTGAGAAAGGTACTTTCCCATTTGCTATTGCTACAGAAGAAGAAAGGACTCAAGAGGCTGTAGCAGCTAAAGCTGGAAAATATAAAGGTAATGATCCTGCGTTTGTAACAGAACCTTTCAAAAGATTACAGCAAACAAGTATTACTCTTAAAGATTATACTCCTGAAAATTTAAGAATTACTCGTACTGTAGATTCCAAGAATGATAAAGTCTCCTATAAGATAGGAGTAACAGAAGATGAGTTTGTATCTAAATTCCCAGATGCCAATAAACAGCAAGCTAGGAATGAATACAGAAGCATGGTAATGGAATACAATAGACAAGGTCTAGAAGAGCAGGAACAAATTCAAAGATATAATCAAGCTATTAAAAATGTTAATGACAAGATTCTTGGAAGTAATGATCCTAAAGCTCCTGGCTATAATCCTAACAGAAAAGAACTTGAAGGGTTTGTTAATAAAGTAGAAAAATATAACCAACTTACTGGAAAAGAAAAACAAGAATTTGATTTACTTGTAAAGCAAACTATTGAAACTATGTTTGATGATGCTTATGAGAATGAAAAGCTAGATCAAGGTCTTGGAGAAGAGCCTTTTTGGCAGTATGAAGATGAGCCTCAAAATGCTCCTTCTGTAAAAAACAAAAAAGAAAATGAACTCGCTTTTAGCAGAGGTATCCTTACTCCAGCAGTAAAACAAAGATTGTATAGAGACAAATCCCAAGATCCTAGATTTAAAGTCTTGAATAACTATGCATATGATCAAGAAAGTTTTGCAGGAGGACAGAGTAAAAAGGTTCAACAAGAGTATGAAAAACTTTGGGCACAAAGTCAGTTGAATGAGTATAAGATTACCTCTTATGATTTGCCTTCTACTACTGATAAAGACACTCCTTACCTTGCTAAGATTCAACAAGCTATAACTAAAGATCTTGAAGGTAAATTGACAGTTACTGATAAAGGACTAAAAGTTTGGCAAAAAGGTTCTGCAATTGATAACTATGTATATTACTGGGTAGAACCTGGAGCGTCTGAAGGTAAAATGTTTTCTGGTAGCACTTTATTTAAAGGATCATTTGCAGCAAATCATGGAGTTGAAACCCAAGGATTGATCTATGATAGAGATTCTGGATTCTGGTGGATAGGAAATTTACAATCTACTGATAAAGATTATGAAGGTACTAAAGTATTGATTAGGCCTTCTAACCAAGAGGATTTCAATAAAACCATTCTTAATAATATGAGTTTGAATCCTGGAACTGCTGAAGCAGTATCTTCTGTAAGAGCGGTACTTGAAAGCATGCCTTATAATAATGTTGGGGCAGGGGCTGTAAGAGAAGTAGATCCTTCAGACATTAAGATTCAGCAAGTGTTTGAAAACTTTGGAATGCAAGAAGTCTATATAAGTGGTAACGATCAATCAGGTTATGACTTGACTTATAGATCTAGAATTCCTGGAGTACCTGTAAATCCTGAAACAGGTATGCATGATACAGAACATTTCAATAGTATTATTGATTTGAGTAGTGCTATCAACAAACACGGTCAGCTTTATAACCAGTACTCAGGAAAAAAGTAACCCCCTTTGGAGTGAATGGACAAACTTCAGGGGGTACAGGAGTCCGAGTAAATCCTAGAGATGTATATGACTATCTTTTAGAGAGAGGTGTATCTCCTATTCATGCTAAAGGAATGTTGGCTAATATTCAGCATGAGTCTGGGTTTAATCCAGGAAGTTTAGGAGATAAAGACCAATCTACTGGAGTTTATACTAGCGGAGGATTGTTTCAGCATCACGCTAACAGATTCCAAAATTTACAAGAATATGATCCTAACTGGGCAGTCAATTGGCAGTCACAGATTGATTATGCTTTAAGTGAAGATTCTACACAAACTTATTTAAATACTAACTTCAAAAGTCCTGAGGAAGCCAGTACTTGGTTTACTGTGAATTGGGAAAGACCTGCTAACGCTCAAGAGAGTGCTAGAAGAAGGTTATCACATTTGAAAAAATTTGATTATTAATTACTGCTATGGCAAAAAAACTTGCTCCTAATTATGTTGGTATAGATCCTATGACGGGTTTACCTGTTTCTGCTCCACAGAAAGAGTTAAACTTATCTACCGAACTTGCAGATTTTACAAGAACTGGAAGATTATCTACTCCACAAGTACCTTCATTTGCCACTACTCCTATAGATGCTACTTCTTTAGAAGACTTCCAAGAATTACCAAAATTTGCAGGTTGGTCTCAAGGAGAAGCTGAAGATGTAAGAGCAGAAGCTCAATCTTGGTACTCTAGTCTAGGAAATGGTATAGCTAGATTGGGACTTACTACAGGTACAAAACTTTTGTCAGGAGTAAGCAGTGTAGGAGATGTAATCATGAACAGTGCAGCATCTTTAGCTTTAGATGAAGATGTTTCTGGAGCTACGCCTCTTAGTGGACTGTTTGATTCTATGGAAGAAGCTATTAAAGAAGCTTTTCCTGTTTATAATACTAGAGCAGATCAACGTAAAAACTTTCTGCATAGGGCTGTAACAGATCTTGATTTCTGGACAAATGACATGGTAGATGGAGCTGCTTTTATGATTTCAGCCTATCTTACTGGTATGGGGGCCGCTAAACTTTTAGGCCCAGCTACTAAAGCTCTTTATGGGGCAAGATTAGAAGCAGCTGCAGCAACAGAAGCTGCCAAGATTGCTGAATTAGAATCCGCAATAGCTGCAGGTAATCAAGCAGCTAAAGCTGAATTGATAGGCACGTCTTTAGTAAAAGGCAATCTTGCAAAAAATATGCAGCTTGCAAACAATATAACTGTTGCAACTGCTTCTAGAACTGTAGAATCTATTGCAGAGGGTAAACAGACTTATAATCAAGTTTTCAATAGCTTAGTGGATCAAGGCTACTCTGAGCAGGAAGCAGGAAACAAAGCAGCTCAAGCTGCTATGGCTGTGACAGGATTGAATATGTTGTTGACTCCTCTGGATTATCAACAGTATAGTGGATGGTTTAAGACTTTTTCTAAATCCAAAAGCAAACTGTTAAGACTTGGAGAGACTGGAGCTTTAGAAGTAGCAGTACCTAGCTTTGGAAAAGCTTTTGCAAAACAAGCTGGTAAAAATGCTTTTAGTGAAGGTATACTTGAAGAAGGACTTCAGTATGCAATGCAAGAGTATGCTAATAAGAAATATGTAGAAGGAGTAGAAGATAATGCTGTTACAGGAGTATTAAAAGAATATTTTGACGGCTTTACCAAAAAAGAAGGTTGGGATGCTATGGGAGCTGGAATGATTCTAGGAGGATTGTTCGGTGGAGTATCTCAAGCTTATGGTCAAGCAGGTAAACAGACTAGAGAACAAGCTAAATATCTTCAGGAGAAACTTACAAACAATGAGTACCTGAAAGAAAACATGGCTGACTTTACCGTCAAAGATGAGAAGACTGGAAAGATTACTCTGAATAAAGCCAAGATTTTAGGACTGCTGACTGATCAAGTAAGAGATGGCTACCTTTCAAAAGAAATGGTAACTGCTCTTAGCAATGATTATGAAGAAGCTTATAAGGCTCTTGATAATATTAGATTTGGTAACTGGGCCTACTCTCATTTTGAAGCAGGAAGAGCTGAAGATCTTTACAAAAAGATTGAAGATATAGGTTCTTTGGATTATGATACTGCAAAACAAAAAGGTATAGTGGGTCAGGACCTCAGAAATTCTGAAGGTAGAATAGTCACTCCTACTGAAATTGCTGAAAGATATAAGCAGAAAGCTTTAGAGTATGAAAAGATTTATAATCAGATTAACTCTAGATTTGAGATTCCAAATAGAAAAGTAGCAAGACAACTTTTTGAAGAAGCTGTACTTCAGAAAGAAACTATTACTTCTATTGATAATATCAATAATAAGATCACCGATCTTAAAGGTAATATTTACAAAGAGAATGTAAATACTAAAAGAGAAGGTACTCCTGTAGAAGAACTTGAAACTCCTGAGAAAGGAAGTGAGCAAGAAAAAGAACTTAATCTTCTTACTAATAGAAAAAAGGATCTTATAAATACTCTAAAAGATTCTAACATTAGAGTAAATAAAATGACTATTCCTTCTGAAATTGAGAAGGAAAAACTTGCAGCACAAGCAGCTAAGAATGAATCTGATAAAGATGATCAAGATGCTAATGTGACTTTTAACGCGCAAGATAGGGAAGCAGCTCAATTTTATAATGATCATAAACAAAAAGTATTCAAAGATCAGACTATTGGAGAAGGCCCTAATGCAGTAACTGATGATTTTGTATTTGCTGAAAATGAGAATGGAGAAGTAAATCCTAATATCCTTATAGGACTTAATAGTGGTAAAGTGATAAACATAAAGGATGCTATGCCTTTTATGGATGTCACTAAAGCTGTTCCAGAATCTCAATATAGAGGTGAGAAAACAGTACTTGAAAGATTGAAAGCTGTTCAAAGCCTTATTGATACTGATGATGAAACCCAGCTTAGACTTATCAGAGAAGCTGCTGAAGTTGAGCAGAATCTTATGGAAGCTATTGCTAAAGTAGAAGAGCTTCAAGGTTATAAAGTCAGCAAAGACGGTAAGCTTAGAAAAGGATTTACTACAAAAGATAGCAAAGTCTATACTCTGGAAGAATACCAAAAACTTCTTGATGATGCCATTGCTCTAAGAGATCTTTATCAAGAACAACTTGATAATATCAATAAGACTTATGAAGAGCTTGATAATAATATCAGGTTCTTGAAAGAGTACCAAGAATATCTTCTTGATCCTAAAGTTACTGCTCAAGAAAAACTTGATAGCTTACAAGCCATAGAAGAAGGTGCTATTCAAGATATGTACAAATTAGCTGGGTTTTCCATAACTGAATTGGAAAGAATGGCTAAAGACTATGGAGTAAAAGCAGAGGCTATTACCCAGAAGTTAGGATCTTTGGATAACCTTATCAAAGCTATTCAAGATATCATCACAAGAAAAAAGTTTGAACTTGCAGTAGTAAGACAACGTCTTTCTGAAGCTGATACTTTTGAAAGATTCTTGATGGGTCTTCCAGAAGAAATAGTGCAGAATCTTTATAGAGAAGATTTTGAAACTTTACGGGCTTACAAGAGATATGGAGATGCTTCTCCATTGACTAGGACAGCTTTGGCACAACGTGCTTCTGAAATGCTGAATAGGAATCCTGATCTTGTACTTGCTATCATTGAAAAAGCAGGGTTACTTGAAACAGAACTTAAGGATCTGGAAGAACAATTGAGTCTCTCTAAGGCAGAGATGGATAGTCTTTCCAAATCTTATACTACATTCATGGCTTCAGCTGAGAATGCCAACAATGCTGCTAAGGATCTTAGAAATATAGATGCTGCTTCCAATACTTTGGGGGCATTAAAAGACGCTTTTTCCAAGATCAATGTGATCTTGAATAAGACTGTAGCTACTAAGAAAACTACAGAAGCCAAAGCCAATAAAGAGTCTACTAGGAATGTATTTGAACCTGATAACCTTACTGATAAGGAATTTGAAGAGGGTGTAGGAGAAATGATAAGTGGCCCTGTAAGAGATATCTTCTGGGCTATGAATGCTACTAGGGGTAACAACATGCTAGTGTTGCCAAATGGGCAATTTTCTGATGAGATTCTGACAGACAATCCTGATCAACGTAGGTGGTTTGCAGTTACAGAGAACCTTGATCCTGCTGAAGGATTTATGTTGAGACCTGTGACCCAAAAGACCAATCCATTTGGTAGAGCCTTACAGTTTAAAGATGTAGGTCCTTATAAAGCTTCTGAAACTATTCTGTTAGTGCTTTACTATAAAGGTAATCCTATAAAAATAGGAGATGATTATGTCTATACTTCTATGGGCATGACTCCTACTTTTGACGAGATTTCTGAAGGCAGATATACTAATAATAAGAATTACAGTGAAGAGGCTTTACAAGCCATGTTCACCAGATATGAAGCTATTAGGAAAAGACTCCTAAGCATGTCTGAAGAAGATGCTCCTCTGTTTTTCAAAGTAACTGGTAAAAGTGCTGGTGTAAGAGGTAGAGCTACTACTGGTAATGTAGTAAGCAGACTTGTAGAAACTGCTGAAGAGATAGATGATGTACAGATTACTGTAGTAAGATCTGACTCTGAGAACATAGGAGGTACTATTTTCAGTAACCTTTCAGGTAAAAGAGGTTTTGTACTCATAGGCCATAAGAATCAAGTTGTTCCTGTGAGTCTCCCTACAATGGAAGAGATTCCTGGTGCTGTTGATTTTCTTATGCAGCAAGTAAACACCATTGCTCAAAACTTTGTACCTGGAGAAAAGTCTCCTGAAGAATCTAAAAGAAAAGCTGTATATCAAGCTGAAAACAATATCAAAGCTTTGATTAACTATGGCAATTATGAGAAGGTAGATTTCAAAACCAAGCGTATTTTTCTTGATAAGAAAGAAGGTAAATTTGTATTCAATGGTCAGTCTTATGACCTTGACAAGATCCCTGCAGATGAGCTTAGGGCTTTTTTCCAAAGCAAGCTTTTCAATGTGAACTTGTATCTATTGAATAAGAATGAGCCTTTTACAGATCCTCTGAATAACAAAGAGTACCCTTCATATAAGCATTACTTGATGTCTTCTGAAGGAAGAACTGAAGATCAAGTTCCTGTAAAAGTGACTCTTGCTCCTTTGGCTGAGCAACAGTTCTTGAATGTATATCTCAAGTTTGATTCTAATTCTCTTCTTGAAGGAGAGCAAGAAGATCTTGAATATGCTGAAGATCAAGCTGTTGAGGATGAAGCTCCTTATGATACTCAAGAAGCTCCTTATCAAAAAGATGAAGCTTTATCAGAAGATGATCCTCTGGCTGAATATGAAGAGATGCTAAGAATAGCACCTGATCTTATTGGTGGAGATAAACCTGTTACTCAAGCTGCTTCCACTAAAAAGCAAGAAGGTTTTGCTACTACTGATCAAGGTCCTGCATTCACTACAGAAGCTGCAGAGGCTGCTGAAGAAACTACTGAACAAGAAGAAGAGTCTGCAGAAAAGCAAGCAGATGATATCTTATCAGGAGATACTGGAGTAGACACTAATCCTTGGGAAGAGGATGAAGATAACAAAGGTCCTTTCAAGTTATTTCAAAATGAGCAGTCAGCTACTAAAGCTGAACTTGATGCTGAGGAAGCTTGGTTTAAAAAAACCTTCCCTCAATTTGCAAATGACTATAAAAGAATCAGAGGTCTTATTCAAGGTAGAGCTGTAGGACAAGTAACTCAAGCTGGTAAAGTCTTGATTTCTGACTTGGCTTCTCCTGGTACTACTTATCACGAAGCATTTCACAAAGTGTCTTTGTTCTTACTTGAAAATTCTGAAAGAGAAAGACTTTATGATGAACTTCGTAAGAGACTGAATAGACCTAAGTTAAGCGCAATAGAAGCTGAAGAAATACTTGCAGAATCTTTCAGAAACTATATGATTACAGGAGATTTTGATTTGCCTCCTGTAATGAAAAGTCTTTTCCAAAAAATCGTAGATCTTTTAAAAGCTCTTATTGGAGTAGGTAATACTCCAGGAATGGCAGAAGCTTTGTTTGAAAACATCAAAGCTGGTAACTATGCTAATAAGCCTGTTCTTTCCAGACCTACTATGGCTTATAACAAAGTAACAGATCTCAGTATAGATTTCCATGAAGATGCCAATCAGGTTCTTACAAGCTTCCTTATAAATTCCATACTTAGAGATAATTTCGATATTGATGTATTGAATAATCTGCATAAGATTGATCTTGCTGCCAAATACAATCAGGCTTTTGAAGATATTAAAGCCACATTCAGAAAGAATTTTGTAAAGAGTGCTCAGGAAAAAGATGTCCCTCCTGCTGATGCTGAACAAAGATTTGGCAGAAAGTTCACTAATGAAGAGTGGGTGGAATTTAGAAACAGTTATCTTGATAATCTTGTTGTATTCACAAGTCCTGCAAATAGAAATAAATTCATCAAGAATCACATGGCTTACATGGCTCAGTTTGGGCTTATGTTAGAGTCTAATGATAACAATAAAGATTCTGTAGATCAAGATACTGAAGAGAAAGGTCCTAATGCTCCTGACTGGATTGAGTCTGTAAAGTTCAGTCCCAAGCAGAACATGACTAACTCTCTCAAATTCTTGATGCTGTCTTTGACAGATAAGAGATTTGAACAAGTAGGAAGCAAGCAAGTAATTGTAGCTAATAATTCTTCTTATTTTGGAGTTCCTAAAATCGCAAACTTCGATTATACTATGAACTTCTTGCAAGATAAGCTTGCAGGTAGTTTGGAACTTGATGACATGGTTCTTAAGATGCATGAGCTTTCTCTTGTGTATCCTCCTTTGAAAGAACTCATGGCTAAACTCAAGATGTCTGATGGAGGATTTTCAGAAAATCTTACTCTTTCAGAAGTGCTTATGCAACTTGCTTTTGTACAGCAATTTGCTAAGACCAAGAATGAATATCTTTTGACTATGATTTCTCCTGAAACTGGAGAGATTTATCAAATAGATGCTACTTCTGAATCTCTTAAAGACAAAATGGTTTCTATTTGGAAAGCCAAGTCTAAACAAGATGTGGATTCTAATAGGTCTTTTTATAAGTTAGATGGTGGAAAGTATGTGTTCAAAAGAGATATTCTTGACAAAATACTTACAGAAGGTTTGTTAACTACTCAAGGATCACGTATTCCTTATAATGCCAATGACACAGGTCAGAACCTGTACTTATTGAAAATGTTCGGCATTCCTATGACCAGGACTGCTAATCAATATACTATAGAAGAGAGAAAGATAGTCAATGAGGCTACTTCAAAAATCATTGAATACTTTGGCAGAAAGACTCAAGAAGGTATTGATGATATGTTCATGGCTGATGCAGTAAAAGGTAGGATTTCCCAACTTGCTGCTATTGATATCCCTTACACTAAGGAAGCCATTGAACTGAGTCATATGAATCCTGAAGGAGAGACAGTATATAGTATCACTTTGAATAACTATCTGTCTAACATTGTCAATGAGATTAATTCCAAGGGTATAAATTCTTTGGCTCATTTGAAAAATGATGTATATTCTAAGAATTCTATCTGGAAGAAGATCCTGCAAAAGAATCAAGGAGCTTTGAAACTTGTTGTTTTGGAAGGTCAGAAAATAAATGAACCTGGACAACAAGGAGAAATCACTTCTAATCTTAGTGAGGGGGATCTTACTGTTACCCATATCAATGCTCTTCTTAACAATGTATTTCCTTTGATGAGAGCAGGAGATAAGAAACTGGAATACGGATTCCAGATCAACATGGATTCCTCCATAAAAGATGCTCTTAACATTTTTAAAGGTTACCTTGCTGATGAGTTGGAAAGAGTAGCCATGTTCAATGAAGGTGATAGGAATGATATAGCAGTGTTCCAAGAACAAGGTGGTAATCTTGTGACCTTTTATTATTTACAGGAAAAAGGAATCATTCTTCCTGCAAGAGTAACTAAAGAAAGCATACCTAGCATATTAGCTGATCCTGATGTTACTGCAGGTATCCAACAGTATATTGCTAATCAACAAGAACTCCTTAAAGAGCATTTGTTGAAAACAATGGTTGTTGAAAGTAAAGATGGTGCAACTTTCAAGAATAATGGCATCTCTACAAAGATTGCCAGATTCCCTGATATAAAGCGTACTATGACTTTGGAAGCTTTTGATAATGTCACTTTGGAAATCACTTTAAGACATTTGATGGGTTCTATTGAGCAGTCTAAATTGTTCTTAGGAGATTTGGCTTTTTACAATCATGCTAAGAATGATGGTCCTAAACGTGTAGGCGGTTTGACTGGTACCAAAAGAAATGTTTCTGTAGACCCAGCTTTGAATAAATGGCTTTCTCAAACTGAAAGAGCTGATAAGAAAACTCCTAATGGTAAATTCAATATTGCAGTCTTTGAAGATCCTATTCTTAATGATGAAGAATTTATAGCAAATGCTAAAGCCTTTTTCAAAAAAGAAGGTATCAAAGTACCTGAAAGTTTTTGGGATCCTTATAAGAACATTGAATTTGCTAATGCTCAAGGATATATCACTCTTCCAGAATATCGTGAATTTCTGATTAGATCTGGTCAATGGTCTGTATCTCATGACAGAGCTTATCCTAAAGTACTTAGAGGAGGAGCTTTGACTGCTTTTGAAGTAGAATTATTTCAACCTCTTAAGCCTCAGTACTTTGGTCCCCAGACTACTACTAATAGTTATACTCCTACTTTTCTTAAGTTCTCATTGGTACCTCTTCTCCCTAGAATGATCAAAGGGACCAAACTTGAGCAGCTTAATAAAATGATGATGGATAACAGTGTAGGAGTAGCTACTTTTGGGACAGGAGCTAAAATAGGAGCCATTATCAATAAAAATTATCTTACTGATAACAATGCTATTAATAGCGCTTTTCAACCTGTAGCTTCAGAGCTTGATTATAAATATTTTGGAATACAGGTAGACATAGCTCCTGAATCCAAGTATAAAGTTACTTTTGGTACTCAGTTTAGAAAGCTTTTGTTTTCTAACATGTTTATCAAAGGTAAGGGCAAGAACATTAGAGTTGTAAATTCCACTACTGGTAACTTAGAAACAGTAAATACAGAAGAGCTTGGTAAACAATGGGATAATGCTATTGAAGATCTTACCAAAATAGAAATGGAAAGTCTTCTTAAGAAACTGAATGTTACTAAGAAAGACGGAGGCTATTTGATTTCTGACCCTATCAAATTCAAAGAGATCCTTATGCGAGAAGCAGAAAAAAGAGGAGCTTCTTTGAATATCAGGATGGGAATTGATATGGCTATCAATAACACTACTTTCAATCTTGATGTACTTGCAAACAAGACCAAGATAGAATTTATCTTGTCCTCTCTTATAAACAATAACCTTATCAGACAAAAGACTTTTGGAGATATGAAAGTCCAAATGTCAAGTTTTGGAACAGCTCCTACAACATCTAAAAAATCAAGTGAGCTTAAGTCTTATGAGGTAGATACAGCATCTGGGAAAGTAAGACATATTCAAGTCAAGCTGCCTCATTGGTTCAAAGATGTTTTTGGAAGAGATGTAGATATCAAATCTTTGGATAAAAGACTTCTTAACATAGTGGGTTACCGTATTCCTACTCAAGATTATTCTTCTATGGATGTTCTTGAAGTAGTTGAATTCTTGCCTCCTGAACAAGGTAATGTAGTTATTATTCCTGAAAACATTCCAGCTAAAGGTGGATCTGACTTTGATATAGATAAGATGAACCTTCTGATTCCTAATTATAAGATTACTTATGATACTTCAGAAGCTTTGTCTTTTGTCAATACCAGCTTAAAAGGATTTTTTAGAGGAGTTGCTGTAAAACCTATTGCCAGCATAGAAGCTTTACAAGATATCTTGACAAGACAGAAAGACGGTGACAGTCTTACAAGTTCTGAAAGTAGAGCTGTTTTGTATTATAAAGAATTTATGCGTAGTGCTCCTTTTAAATTGAGTTACGTAGAAAGTTCTGAAAATTCTAAAGAGGGTAAGCAGAATAAGCTGATAGAAATCGCCACTCAAGTACTTACTTCTCCAGACAATTATAAATACCTTATCAGAGCTAACACTAACAAGACCCTATTAGGTCTTTCAGAAGAGATTGCTGGTAAACCTGAAAAGGCTCCTAAACCTAAAGGGAAGATGTTGGAATTTGTAAACAACATCAAAACAGCTTTGGCTTTCTGGACTGGTAAAGGAGGAGTAGGCGTAGCAGCTTTACATAACTCTCACCATTCTCTGTCTCAAAAAGTAAATCTTTATGTACCTGCAGGTCAAGTTCTTTCTGATGTAAATACAGGATTTACTAGAAAAAGCATCTTTAATAAGGACATTCCTGTAAAAATGGATATTCCTTTGCTTATAAACTTCAATCATAATCAAGCTGAAGATGGAGGAATTTCATTTGCAGATGAGATGGATGTCAATAATGACAATAGGATTTCAGATCTGCTTGCAGAATTCATTAACGCTTATGTGGATATTGCAAAAGACCCATTCATTCTTAAATTGAATGCTGGTATAGACACTGCTAATATCTGGCTTATGCTTATCAGAGCTGGAGTAAATGTCAGAGAAATCGCTTACTTCATGTCTCAACCCATCATCAAAGATTACTTTGATATGAAGAGAAGCTATAAGTCACAGTTCTTGGAAGCTAGAAAGGATGAAGTGACTAACCTTCAGATTCTGAGAGAAGTACTTAAAAAGTATGAGCTTAATGAAACTGACCTGTATATTGGTGGAGACATTAAGACTGAAGCTTCTTTAAAAGCTAACATGACCAAAGGAGCTGAAAATAAGTCTTTCAATGGATCTCTTATCAAAGATTTGTTGGTTTATGAAAAACTGGCCAACGATCTTTCAGATATCCAAAAGATCACCACTTTTGATACTGCAGGAGTAGGAAAAACCAGATGGCAATCTAGAGCTCTTTTAAGAAAAGTAGATTCAGTATTGGAAAAAACTGTATTCAAGAATGCTGGTAAAATCCTAGATGATACTTTGATAAAAAGTTTTTATAATGTAGGTAAGATGGCAGCTGATGTATATAACGAAGGTTATGTACTTGATCTCCCTAAAGCAGAAAATGTCAGAGAGTTCATGTTTGAAGCTGTTCAAGATGTGACTGATGTCAAAGAGCAGGGCAGACTTCTTAGCTACATGGAAAATGAATTTTTGATTTACTTGTTTTCCAAACAAAAAGTTGGTAATATCCAATTAAATACTTATATTAAGAAGCTGTTTACAGGAGAGAATAGTTTAGCTCACAGACTAGGAAGGCTTAAACAGGATCCTGATTTCCAGAATAACTTTGTAATCAGTAATCTGATACCTATAATCAACCCTAACAGAACCAGTACTGACAACATCAGATTCTTTGATAGCGCTTTCAATAGTTATCAAGCTGATCTATTGTTCCAAGGATTTGAGCAGTTATTCAATGCTCCTAATGATAATGTCAGAGTATTTGCAAGTGATCTTATGGTATTGATGCTTTTGCAAGGAGGTCCTAACCTTTCTCCAGTATCTTTATATGGTCATGTACCTAATAACTTGTTCATTCCTTTGCTTTCAAAGGCTGTAATTGGTCAATATAAAAATTCTTCTGTAGACACCTCAAGCTTTGGAGACGAGTTTTATATGAACAACTGGCATAAAAATGAGTTTGTACCTTGGATTCCTGTGAGAAACACAGAAGAAGGTGAGGCTGTAGTTTATAGAAGCTCTAGAAATTACGGTAAGCCTTATGTTAAAACAAGCTTTAAAGACAAAAATGGCAATAAGATAGTGAAGCTTTATAAACTTCAAACCAGTAATGGAGAGATGTCAGTATACAAAGAAGTCCCTAAAAGAGGTAATGGCTTTTATCTCAGAGAATACTTTGGGAATACAAGTGATTCTGTAATCAAAGACAATGTACTTGTAGCTAAACCTTCTACAAAGACTTCTAAAATCAAGACTAAAACCAAAATATCTCCTGTTGAAAAGAAACTTTCAAGAGCTGATAGCAAAGTAAGAGCTGAAATAACCAAGCGTCTTCCTGAAGTAATCAGTGATACTGCTAGAAAGTATCTTTCAAAAGAGCAATATAAGAGCAGGATAGCTACTCAATATATAGGAGAGGGCTCTAAGAATTCAAGCACTGACAGATACAAGATTCTTTATCAAGAATATGGAATTGCCAATACTGGTAAATATTCTTCTGAAGACATTGTATGGGTATCTTCCAATGGCAAAAGAACTGGTAGAGTCAATCCTATTGTAGGAGATGTACTTCAAGGAGTCTATAAAAATGTGGATAAAGTAATTAAAGCCAAAGGTAAGATCATTATGGATACTGCTGAGCATTTGGAAAATACTAAGTCTTATAATGTCGGTGAGTTGGCTTTAGCTGTGTATCTGAATAACAATGGTTATGTCAGAAATGACGAGACTGGAATGTGGTCTCCTAAAGATGACTTTAGCGGTCAAGATGATACTTTAAATTGTAACTAAAAATAAAGATGGCTTGTAGTTTAGAAAACACTAGAAAGCAGATGGTCAACTTAAAGTTGATCAATGAGGATAACTTTATAGAAAAGACAGAATCTGAAACAAGAGATAAAGCTTTAGCATATGCTAGAGATTTTGTAAGACAAGCCAGAGAAGCCAGATCTCGTAAAGACATGGCAGCTGCTAAAAAGCTTGAAAAAGATGCTCAAGAGTTTATTGCTTTAGCTAACAAGGAATTTGAAAAAATTCCTGCAGAAGTCCAACAAAGTCTTAAATCTTATTCTGACCATATCAAAAAGAATGCTTTAAAGAAATATAATACTTTACCTTTTGTTCCTGGTACTAATAAGACTATGGAACCTTTTCAAATTAATGGAGCTAAAGTAGTATTCAATGAGTCATTTTTTGATTGGGTAGATATTACAAATGCTGATAGACAGTCTTTAAGAGGTCCTGGAACTCAATTAGGACTTGAGTTCTTACAAAAAGAACCCACTGCAAGAGTGTCAGAAGTTTCTGCAGAAGATCTTAATAATACTATCAAAGCTTTCTTAGCTAAAATAGGCGTATCTATAGAAGCTGTAGAGCAAATTAGAGATTCTGATGGTAATGTGATTGATGGTATTGCTATGGCTAATATACTTGATAAGATTATTCAAGTAGTAGAAGGTAAAGCTGGAGTAGACACATTGACTGAGGAAGCTTCTCACTTTTTTGTAGAAATGCTTCCTAAAGATTCTCATTTGTTCAAGGTCATGTATGATTCTATTGAGCAATATGAAGTCTATGCAGAAGTATTGAGTCAATATGGAGAGGACCCTTTGTATAAAAACAATCCTGATAAACTTAGACGGGAAGCCATGGCTAAGCTTATCACCAGACATATCATTGATAATTACCAAGGAACAGAAACTACTGCTAATCTTGAAAAAGCTTATAAGTGGTGGAATCTTTTGTGGAATTGGCTTACTAAGAAACTTTTTAATTTCAATAAAGAAGCTTTTTATGAGACTGCTAAGAAAGCAAATGCTTTTGAAGTGAGTGCTGAAATGATTATGCAGGGAGACATATCCCAACTTCGGAATACAGAAGCTGCTGGAATGTTCTTGCAAAAAGGTAAGTTTGCTGAAGAGGCTGTTAAAGCCAGAGATTTGATAGAATCAGAAGCTGCTAAACTTAGGTATGATAAGGATTTTGTACACCCTAGAACCAATAAGCCTGGAGCATATTTTTATAAGCCTGACAGTAAAACAGATGAAAAACTGGTAAGTAGACGTACTACTAATTTGATTGAAGCACTTGATAGGCAAAGAGGATGGTCTGAAAGAACTGCAGATCAGCAAAAATCTGATGAAGCAGCAAGACTTACAGGAGATAGAACTCACGCTGCTTTACGGAATATCATTACTAGGTATTCAGAAAACCTTCAAGGTACTCAAGTAACTGCTTTGGATAGGCATGGAGTGACTGAAGGTCAGTACGCTATGCTTAAGAACTACGTGGAAGGAATGCTTAAAAAGTATCCTCCTGGATCTATCTTCTTACCTGAAATAACAGTATACAATAAGACTGCTGATATCGCTGGTACTATTGACTTGCTTGTCATTAAACCTGATGGTACTATAGACATATTTGATTGGAAAACCATTAACATGTCTGGTAAGTCTTCTATTCCTTGGTATAAGGAAGAGAATTGGAATGTCCAGTTGACTTCTTATAAGACTTCTTTGGAGAGTTATGGACTAACTAAGTTTGGAAGGATTCGCGTAATTCCTATAGGTACTAAGTTTGATAAGGATAACAAGCTTCAAAGTATAAGTATAGGCACCAAACAATTAGAACAAGTACCTATTACTGGTCTAAAAGGTGGAGATATTGAATTTACAGGGGATGAGAGGATAGATAAACTGATTGAAGTACTTGCAGCCAGACTTAAAAAGATTTCTGAAATTAAGATTGCCTATGGTGATACTAAGAAATTAGAAATCAAAGTGGCTAGAATGGAGAATCTTAAAGCCAGTATCAAAGAACTTCAGCTTAAACAGACTTATGAAGCCTTTTTGGAAGAAGCTAACTTTGAATTAGGACTGATAGCAAACTCAGGTCTTGATAAATATGACAATGAAGAATTGCTAGAAGCAAGAAATGCTGTTACTTTTTATGCTAGAATCATTGAAAACAGTCTGATCAGCAAAAAATCTTTGAAGGAAAACTATGAAGAGTTTTCTGAAGTACAGACTGCTGCAAGTAAAGTATTGGCTGATATCAACCAAGAAATTGAAGCTAGAGCAGTTGAAGTAGCTAATTCAGTTGAAATAGAAGACATACTTGCTCCTCAAGAAGAGTCTCATGTACTTGCCAGATGGTTTAGAAGTATCTCACAGTTTGACAACCCTATCATCAAATCTTTCTATAGACTTATGACCAACCAAAAGGCAAAAGTCTATAAAGAATCTAAAGATTTGGAAAATAAAATAGGTGCTTCTGTAAAAATCTTGAAAGAGTGGGGGAAAGGGGCTGGTCTTAAAGGCACTGATGTATTTAATCCTTTACTTCAAATGAAGGATGGTAAATGGACTGGTAACCTTATCAGTAAATATGATTCTGAGTTTTATAAAAAACGTCAAGCAGCTCTTAATGACAAGAGTGAAGCATCTATAAAATGGCTTAGAGAAAACATCTCTATTGATAAAGAGAAATTTGACAAGATGCGTAAAGAAAGTATAGCAACTTGGGAAAAACTTTACAAAAGAGATAAGAATAAAGAAGCTATTATCAAAAAGAAGCTTGCAGATTTTGATGCAAGATTCAATATATCTACTAATCCTACTACTGCTTTTGGGCCTAGAAACTTTTTGCTCACTCCTAATGAAAGATGGCTTTCTAAAGAGTATCAGAATGTAATGAATACTCCTGCTTTAAAGCAGTTCTATGAATTATTTACTGGTATTATCAAACAGAATGAAGAGTACTTGGATATGAAATTAGGATACAGTTTTGTTCCTAATATTCATAATGATTTGATAGACAGTATAGCTCAAAATGGATTCTTCAGTATTAGTGGTATGAAAGAATCTTTTGATCAAGCTATCAGTGCTAGATCAGATGCAGGTTATGGCATGGTGGATGAAGTGACAGGAGAGCTTAAAAAGAGTATTCCTATTTATTATACTAGTGAAATCAGTCCAGAAACCAAATCTAAAGATCTTGGAAGATCTTTGTTTCTGTTTGCTAATATGGGGTTGAACCACAGGTATATGGCTGAAATAGAAGCTTCTACTCATATTCTAAAAGATGTGCTGGAGAGATCTTCTAAAACCATCCTTACAGATGCTCAAGGTAATCCTGTTCAAAACCCATTGACTAAGAAAGTCCAAAAAATCATGAACTCCAATGACACATTGGATATGTTCAATAAATTCATGGACTACTATCTTTATGGAATAACTACCAGTGGAGAAGATAAACCTTTTGTTATAAAAGGAAAAGAGATTAGCAGTAAAAAAGCACTTAGTCAATCTTTGAAATGGTATAGCGCTAAATCTCTTTCTTTGAATCTTGTCTCAGGTTTTGCTAACTTGTTTGGCGGTAACATGAATGGTCTTATAGAAGGATCTAAAGGAAGATTTTACAGCAAACGTCAGTATGTACAAGCTTTGGCAATGTTAGGTAAGAGATCTTTTCAAGGTAAAGACGCTATTCCTTACATGTCTATAGAGTTTTGGGATATTGAATCTAACAAAAGTGATTACCAGAGAGCAAGTAAACTTTCAGCATCTGGCATAAGTAAAAACATGACTTTTGACAAGTTTTACATCTTACAGCAAAAAGGTGAATGGATTGTAGAAAATGCTGTGCTTTTGTCAATGCTTCAAAGTCATACCATTAAAGATGGTAAGATTGTCAAGAAGTCAGAGAGTGAAAAATCTTTGCTGGAAATGACTCAAGTAAAAGATGATAAAGTCCAGATTGAGGGACTTACAGATGAAGAATACTCAAAGTTCAGACGTAAGATAAAATACCTTTATAGCACTATGAAAGGTAACATGAATGCTGAAGATATAGCTTTGTCAAAACTTACTATTTGGGGTCAAGTCATGATGCAGTTTAAGAACTGGATTCCTAGAATGGCAGATGAAAGATTTGGCAATCTTAGATATACAGAAGATCTAGGAGTATGGGAGCAAGGTAGATATAAGACTATGTGGAATCACATTGCTGGCACTAGTTTTAAGAACTTTAGTAACTTACTTACGGGATTATTTGCTAATGGATTGTTAGGAATAGGTGCAGGCTTTAGTACTAATAGTATAAAAGAAGCTGCTGAAAGACATTATGATAGTCTTTCTGAAAAATTGAAAAAAGAAATAACTAGGGAAGAGTATGCCGAAATGTATCTGGCAAATCTAAAAGCTAATGCAATGGAAATGCAATTAATTCTTGCAACAGTATTGCTTTTTGCAGCTTTGAAAGGAGATGATGATGATGAAAAAACCGCTTTTGATAGATGGTTTATCAAACAAAGTAAAAGAAACTTGGATGAATTATCATTCTTTGTCAGTCCTGAAAGTGCTTCTAGTATTATAGGTTATGGCAAACCTGCAATACCTTTATTAGGATTACTTGTAGATATAGGAAATACTCTTGCAGATTTTGGAGGTCAGACTGTAGGATTTGTTACTGGAGATGAAGAACAAATGGAAAAAAACAGACCTATTGGAAGAGTTCTTAACTTGTTTCCAGCAAGTAACCACTTAGAAAAGTGGTGGAGAGAATATGAAAAAGATGAAGAATAAGTAAAAAGGGGGCTTACAGGCCCCCTTCACACTAAACACACTATTACACACTACAGAATTCTTTTTATTGCATTCTTGAGTTTCTGCCAAACAGGAAACTTGTCAATATTCTTGACTTTTGCAATTACATATTTTTCATGGAGGTACCTTTCAAAGTCCTCCACATCATTCTTGAAAGCTATCAGCTTTTCAGTACTTACTGTTCTGGTAGGCTTTATAGTAAAGTCATAGAATACTTTGCCATAATCCTGAGAGTCAATTTCTCCTTGAGCTCTCACATAAGAAATCACGTTACTCATCTTAGTTTAGTTTCTGAATCTGTCAGGTATATCCACTCACAAAGTGGTTTGTTATGCTTGTCTATGCAGTAGTTTATATCATTGCTGATAAACCCATCTGCACCTGAAGGTTTACCACCTCTGATCCTGATCATATTGATTTTAGGATCTTTTATCAAAGGTATGAATTCTTCGATAAATTCTCCTGCAAAGCCTAACAATTTGAGATATCTTTCAACCTCAGATTTGGCCATAGATGTGTACTCATATTTAGATGTGTTCATACTTTTGGTTTATAGCACCTGATCTGCTTATACTTTCTAGGAGTACCGCTACTTAAAGCTAATCTTACATATACTCCATATTTGGTGTTTTGTAAAGTTTCTGTAAGACCAAACTCTTTCTCAGCATAAGACTCTCCTAGGTACTGAGATTTTGCATATAAAGCACCTCCTGTAGCTTTTAATACTTTACCATCATAAAGCACTTCCCCTTCATTGTAGGCAAAATATGAGGCTCTGGCAATTACTTCTTCTTCAGAAGTAACATTTTCCCAGCTTTTAATATCCTCAAATTTAAGCATTTTACCATGGACTTTTTTAGTAGAAGTTATTCCATTATTTTTCTTCCATATTCCTATAACTTCTTGATCCACAAGCCAATTGATCAGCCTTTCTGGATTTGAAGTGTCAAGTTTACCTTGGTACTTGAGGTACAGAAGATAGGCACTTTGTACCGCATCTTCTGCATCCTCCCATACCTTCAGACGCTTTAAAGCTCTGAATATCAAAGTTTTATGTAGATGTGTTGGTATCATCCACTAGAATATAAGCAGTATCTGTATCATCAAGGGCACTTTCCTCCCTTATCCTGTCTTCAGCCTCAACAAGTTCATCATCTATGATGTTTTCAGGCTTGAACTTCAAAGTTATGGATTCTGGTGTAATTGCCAAAACTATTTCATCGTTTTTAGCTCTATCCAGATACTTTTCATAGATAGCTTGTCTTATGGCTAAATACTCTGATTTAGTAAGAGTTATATCTTGCTTAAGACGGTCATAAACTTGAGTCAAGTCTTCACTGAAACATCCTTCTATGTGTCTGTCTACAAGAGAGTTGAATCTCTGCTTGAAAGCTCTGAAAGCTGTGCTGTGCCAGTAATCACAGTCTTTCATTGTAAAAGAAGTTACACTGCCAACTACATATAGAATACCTGGAAGAGATCTTGTAAGATCGAAATTGGTCAGACTTTCCATAGCCAATCTTACAGAAGATTTATCACCTCTCAATAGATCTATAAGAAATCCTGCTTTAGGTATAGTCAATCTTTCTTTCAGATCATCCATGTTGCTGGCAAAGTCTTGGAAATCTATGACAGGCTTTACAAGACTAGGATCAGCTTCACAACTTTTGTAATACTGTATGGCAGCACTTATGATATCCAGACTTGATCTTTCAATGTATCTGAACACATGTCTGGGAGACCCAAAAACAATTTTATTGTTCTGATAACTGCTGTTTTGACCTAGTTCACTTTGAAGTATACTTCCTTTAAGAGCTTCTTGGATTTCTTTCAAGGGCATTACATAATAATCAGCATAGCTTACGTTCTTGGCAATACTTCTTTTAGAAACACTCTTTTCATTATACATGTTGAAAGAAGCTCTGATCTTATATCTAGGATAATTAATCCCAGAATAGATGGCATATTTACCAGAGGTACCCTTGAAGGGTACACTCTGGCTGTAAAATGCTGCAAGCTTCTCATAATCCTCCACTGACATGGAGTAAGTCTTCCAAAAATCTTCTTTTCTGATTTCCATTACGCTGCTACAAGTTT